GAACTCTTCAGAGCACAAGATGAAATTCTGGATACTGGTATTGAGGAGATTGATGATACCTTCAATGTGGAAGGAAATATCAGAACTTTCACTCTTGTCGGATCTGGAACAACCGCGACAGCAATCAGTGGACGAGTTGTTAGTGGAGCAGTCAACCAAATTATTGTTACCGCTAGAGGTGAAAAATACAATCATCCACCCGCTGTTGCGATTTCATCTGCACCGACCGGTAATACCCGCGCCACAGGAATTTCAACCTTACGTGACGATATTGTTAATTGTGATGGAACTTTAATAGGTTCAAAAGTACAAGGTGTCTTCATAGAAAACCCAGGTTCTGGATACACCGTCAATCCTGGCATCGTATTCGTTGGCGTAAACACTAACCCAGGAGTTGGTGCCGCTGCAACTACAAGAATATCTGATAATACTGTTGGTGTGGTCACTATCAGTGATGGTGGTGGTGGATACGTATCTGCTCCTACAGTGACGTTCAGTGCCCCTGGAGGACTCGCTGGACTAGGTACAACCGCTCAGGGTATTGCAGTCGTTTCCGCCGCTGGTACGGTCTCTGCGGTGTATCTGACGCACGCAGGTGCTGGATATACTGTTGCACCAACCATTACCTTGAGTGCTCCCGACCTTGGTGGAAGCGGAGAGTTTATTCCAACAGAGACAGTACAAGTTGCAAACAACACGTCTATTACTGCTGTTGTTAAGACTTGGAACTCTGTTACTAATGAACTTAATGTATCCAACGTCACAGGTGAGTTTAAACCTGGAGATACTATTGAAGGTTTAGAGAGTGGAGCATCTTATCAGATAAGAATTGCAGAGGACGACAACACTGTTAATAAGTATCCTGATAATGAAGAAATACAACTAGCAAGCACTGACGGAATACTTGATTTCTCTGAGTCAAATCCCTTTGGAAACCCTTAACCTAAATAAAGTTAAGGATCGCACACCTTATTAGGAATGTTTGAATATTTTTACCATGAGATTTTAAGAAGAACGATCATATCGTTTGGAAGTCTCTTTAACAATATAGAAATAAAACATCTTGATTCTTCCGATGATACGGTTGAAATTATTAAGGTGCCTTTGGCGTATGGTCCACAACAAAAGTTTCTTGCAAGACTAGAGCAGTCTCCTAATCTGAACAAACCTGTTCAAATTACATTACCTAGAATGTCGTTTGAGTTTGTTGGTTTGCAATATGATGCATCCAGAAAAGTTACAACTACTCAAACTTTCAAGAGTCATGCTGTTGGAGTAACAACAGCGATAAGAAAAACATACATGCCTGTTCCATATAACATGGCATTTGAACTGTCAGTTTACACAAAACTGAATGATGATATGCTCCAAATTATTGAGCAGATCTTACCATACTTCCAACCTGCTTATACATTATCTGTCAACCTTGTAGAAACTCTTGGTGAAAAGAGAGACATTCCTGTGGTGATTGAAAACATCACAATGAATGACAACTATGAAGGTGACTACAAAGAAAGAAGGTCACTTCTTTACACCATCAGGTTTACAGCAAAAACATATCTGTTCGGACCTGTTGGAGACACCACTTCTGCATCTAGAGATCTTATTAAGAGAGTTCGTGTTGGATATGTCCAAGACGATTCTGCTACTCCTACAAGAGACCTTACATATACTGTTGTTCCTAGAGCAACAAGAAGTTATGACGATAATGTTGTAACTAACCTTGCAGAAGACGTTGGTACAACAACCAACATTTTACGAGTTAATGATGCTTCTGGTATTGATGAAAATACTTACATTGTCATCGACAATGAGTCTATTTACGTCGATAGAAAAGAAGGCAATACACTATTCACGAAGAGAGCACAAGACAATACACTTGTCGCATCTCACGTTGGAGGTGCAGCAGTCAATGCTATTACTGATGCTGATGATGCACTCATTGAAGTTGGTGACGATTTCGGTTTCGACGGTATTGTATCATGACACCCATGGATAAAAGGTTTAAAGATTTAAACGAAACGTTCGACGTAACGGGCGAGATAGTTTCTAGTGAACCTATAAAACCAATTCCAAAAGAAGTAGAAGCAATAAAAACTGATACAAGAAAAGACTACGAATACACAAGAGGAAACTTATATTCTTTGATTGAAAAAGGTCAAGAAGCAGTAAACGGCATCCTTGAACTTGCTCAGGAAACAGAACAAGCAAGGGCATATGAAGTTGCAGGACAACTTATTAAGAGTGTTGCTGACGCTACAGATAAACTTCTTGATTTACAGAAAAAACTTAAAGATGTCGAGGAAGATACAAAGAAATCTTCTCCTACAAACGTCACCAACGCACTATTTGTTGGTTCAACAGCAGACCTTGCCAAACTCCTGAAGCAAAATAAAAACGAGGATAAATAAACCATAGGGTGAGAAAACCCGAGGTAATCCTACTAATATTTTAATGGCGCAGGCTGAAGATAAAAATTTGCCGTCACTTGATGACTATCTTGTAGAAGAGGATTTGCCCTCTGTAGAAGATTATATTGAGGTAGAAGAGGAAGAAGTCGAAGAACAAATAGAAGAAACAGTAGAACCAGAAGTTGTGGAGTCTACTGTAGATCTTACAGAAATTTTACATCTTATTAATGATGTTAGGAAGGATATTCCTGAGATCCCTGAGGTTAAATATTATGATGACCAACTGGAAGCAATATGCGAGGTCATCGACCAGTTAAGGGAAGATATTCCTGAGATCCCTGAAGTAAAATATTACGACAACGAAATTGAGGCAGTTTGCGAACAGGTAGATCAAGTTAGAGAGTTTATCTCAAGCAAGATAAATGAACTACCTGAAGTAAAATATTATGATGAAGAAGTTCAGAATATTGAAGATAGAATTGACACCCTTCAAACTGAGGTAGCAAACCTTCCTGAACCAAAATATTACGAGGAAGACCTCCAATCTATTAGAGAAGCAATACAAGAGGTACAAAATCAAATACCTGCATTTCCTAAGTGGGTTAATGAGGTAAATGAAGTTCCCGACTTCTCTTGGATTGGAAAAACATTTAGTGTCATTGATGATGACTTTGTAAAAGTCAACGATACTATTGAGACATTAGCAGAGAGAGTTAGACTTGACTTCAAAGACTTTGAAGAAAATATTGAGAAAAAACATTTTGAGCAGAAAACCGATCTTAAGAATACCACTGATGAACTAACTGAAGAGTTTCTAGATCAAAAAGAAAAGATCTGGAAAGAACTCAGTAAGTTTTCCCTAAAGGTTTGGGAACAACAAAAAACTTTTAAGGATGATGATAGAAAGTTAAGAAAGCAGATAAAAGGTGAATACAATCAACTTAAGTCTCAAATAGAAGAAAGACTTGTCAAATATAATGTTGATAATGTAAAAACTGATGAACTTCTTCTTAGTTACTTTAATGAGTTAAAAGAAGAAGTTACAAAATTACCAGGAGTAAAATATTATGATAGTGATATTCTTGAAATAAAAGAAAATATCACAAGTCTTCGCTCTCTTGTTGAGTCTATTAAGAGTGAGCAGAAAAATTTAAATGAAGAAATAACTCATCTAAATGAAGTTGCTCTTGAAGAACCTCATAATGTCTCTCAAAGTGTAGGTGGTGCTCAAGATCCACTTACACCTGTTGATCAAAAGTTCGCTACTTTTAAAGATTTAAAAGAGCACTATCAGATCTTTATCAATAGAATTCAGACACAACTATCCTCTATTGGAGGTGGTGGCGCAGGTTTCATAAAGGACCTTGATGATGTCACCTTTGACGAATCAACTGGTGAAAATAAACTTCTTATCTACAATGGTAATAAGTGGGTAGGTATTGCAAGCACCGCTCTAGGTGGTGGTGGCACTGGAGTAGCAAGCACTGACTTTATCAGTGGTATCGCTATCACAATGACAACTGGTAATTTTACCGGTAATGTCACTATTGGTGGTACAATTACATATCAAGATGTAAAACATATTGATGCTATTGGTATTATCACTGCACAGCAGGGTATTCAGATACTCAACAATGGTCTGAATATCACAAGTGGTATTGCAACTATTGTTGGAACATCTGGCACAACAACTATAGGTGGTGTAGGAAATACTGCATTACATGTTGATGGTAATGCTAGAATTGTTGGACTCTTAACAGTTGGTCGTGCATCTGTCACCATTGACGGTGACAATAATACTATTACGACTGGTATTGTTACTATTACAAACTCCAGTGTTGTTATTGGTGACAATGTTACTATTAGAACTGGTGCATCTGGTATTAACTCTGCACCTAATGTTTTCTATGTTGCCAAAGATGGAAACGACGATAATAACGGAACATCTGTTGACAACGCTAAACTTACCATTAAGAGTGCTGTTTCCGTAGCGTCATCAGGTTCAGTCATCAAAGTGATGTCTGGAAATTATGTTGAAGACAACCCCATTGAACTTCCTGCTTTCAGTGCTGTTGTGGGTGATGACCTGAGAACATGTAAGATCTTACCAAACAACGCAACTTCTGATATATTCCATGTCAATAAGGGATGTAAGTTGCAGAACATGACGTTCTCTGGACACTTATCACCTGCAGCTGCCGTTGCATTCCCAAGTGGTGGTGCTACAAACGTAGGTGGTGGTAAGTGGAAAGGTCCTTACGTTCAGAACTGCACCAGTGACACAACCACGGGTACTGGCATTAGAGTTGATGGAGCTTTAGCAGTCAAAACTAAGTCCATGAACGTTGACGCATTCACTCAATATAACCAAGGTGGAGTTGGCGTAGCAGTAACCAATGAGGGTTATGCTCAGTTAGTGTCAGTCTTTACTATCTGTTGTGATAAAGCAATAACCTGTCACGCTGGTGGACAAGCAGACGTTGCTAATAGTAACTGTAGTTTTGGTACG